ACTCAATATAAAAACGCCTCTGCTAGTCAAGCTAATCAGTTACGAGATAAACTTGCAAAACCTGGAGTTCAAACAATTCAAGAAGTAATGGGTGGATTAAGATTACAAGATCTTTCTATGCAATCTGAACTAGGAGCAAATCAATGAACTTGAAATTGACTAAACTAATACTTGCACTTGCATTACTCTTTGGCGCTGCACCTGCATTACATTCACAAACTCAACCACTTACAACCGCAGCTTGTGTTGCTAGTGCCATTACTGTAACCAATTTGAACGTATAATTACTTTTATTAATTGGAGAATTAAAATGAAAAAACTGGTACTTGCATTCACATTGGCTTTTGCATCATCTCTCAAGCTGCTCCAATACGCGGTGAAGTATCCGCAGGAGTATATGAGAATATTAAAACTGATGGTAATGGTAAGATGCAAGTCAGTGCATCTATTACTCCTGCACCTGGCTCTACATTTGCTGCCACTGCACCAACAGTTACAAATGCTAGTGCTCAATTGCTCGCTGCTAATTCATCAAGGAAATTCCTCAGCATTCAGAACAATGATACAACCGGAATCTTGTATGTGAATTTCGGCGCGGTAAGCACTGCGGCAGCATTCAAAATAGCTGCTGGTGCTACATTGATTCTTGATGCAGCAGTACCTACTACTACCATTACTGCGATTGGCTCTATTGCATCTAATGCAAATGTGGTTCTGGTGGAAGGACAATAACATGAATCATAAACTGAAAAAGCTAATTATCGCTGCTTTCCTTGCAGCATCATTCGATGCAAATGCCGGTGGATTATTTGTTAATTCATCTGGCAATCTTACAGTAGGTAGTACTGTAGTAGGTTCTGGTACAACTACTCGCATACTATATGACAATGCAGGAGTGCTTGGAGAATATGTAATTAGTGGTTCCGGTAATGTATGCATGAGTACATCTTGCGTAATGACTACACCACAACTTGGAACTCCTACAAGTGGTGTTCTTACTAATGCGACTGGATATACTATTGCAAATCTTTCTGGTGCTGGTACTGGTGTGCTTACTGCATTGCAAGTTAATACTGGATCTGCTGGTGCGCCAGTACTATTTAATAATGCTGGCGGTACTCCTTCCAGTATTACACTTACCAATGCTAGTGGTACTGCTGCAAGTCTCACTGCTGGAACTGTTACTACTAATGCAAATCTAACTGGCGATGTTACTTCCAGTGGTAATGCAACTACAGTAGTGAAATTGAATGGTACTACGCTATCGGCACTTGGCACAGGACTATTGAAGAATACTACTGGTACTGGTGTTCCAAGTATTGCAGTGAATACTGATCTTCCGGTGATGAGTGCAACAGTAGGTGGGGCAGTACCAACTCCCCCAAACAACACCACCACGTTTCTCCGAGGTGATGGAACTTTCGCTGCCCCTGCTGGCGGTGGTAGCTCAACATGGACAAGCGTAACTGCGGCGACAGCGGATAGCACGACCGCCAATAGTACGTGGCAGATTATCTACAACACTGCGCCGACAGCGGACAGTAAGAACGCTTGGACATTTGGTGAGACTTCCGCCGCGACTGGTGGGACGATCACTAGCGGAATTCCAAACCAGAATCTGCTCCGTATTTCGACACTCGCCGCCTCGACTCAATCCCCACTTAGAATTGATTCCAGAGGGGGGCACGTCTTTTCAGTCGGCAGCACCACGAGACAGATTCTTGCAACAGCAGGAACTGCGGCTAATCCAGCTTACGCTTTCGCTGGTGCTTTGGGGACAGGGGTTTCCACCGTTGGCATAACTAAAGGCGGGACTCCTTTCGCTATTTCAGTGGGTGGGGTAACCGTAGCTGATTTTGATGGTGCGGGAATTGGACTCCCTTTTGTCGGAACTGCTGCCTCACCAGTGATTATTGGTTGTGCATCGGCAGACTGTGGGTTTTTCTTTCCAAGTAGTGCAAACATGGCTTTTGCTGTTGCAAACAAGGAAATTTTCCGTTGGGGTGTTGGTGTAATTCAGCCTTCATATGCCGCAGCAGACGCAGTTGGCTACGCCCTCAACTTCCGCAAATCTCGCGGCACGGTTGCTAGTCCTACAGTAATCACCACTGGCGATGACCTCGCTACGATCAGTGGTCAAGCCTACGTAGGTGCCACCAACACCTATCGCAATGCCAGTACCATCCGCCTTGATTCCACCGGCACGATCAGTGACGCTACTACTGGCGTTGGTGGTGAGATTGTCCTTGCCACCATGAAGCAGGGTGTTGATACAACTGCGGTAGATCGCTTCAAAATAGATCAACATGGTCATCCGGTTGCTATTGCTGGAACTGCTAATACTCCTACAATGGGTACTTGTGGTGCAAGTCCTACCATTACCGGCACTGATGACACAATGGTAGTAACTGTTGTCGCTGCTGCGGTATCTTCCTGTGCTGTAAACTTCGGTACTACTTGGGTAGCTACTACTGTAGTCTGTGTGGTGAACAGTGATACGGATGCATTGGCAATGACTACTAGTGCAACTACTGCTGCACTTACTATGACTAAAACTACAGCGTTCACTGCTGGTAGCAAATTGAATATTATGTGCAGAGGAATTCTGTGATGCGTAACATTTTGCTGATTAGTCTATTTCTTACTAGCTGTGTTTCAATTATTGAACAATCAGGGCCAGATGCACAAGGATATTACTGGGAGAAATCCGGTGCGGTGGGCACACCAGTAATTCATCGTGATTTTGATGTTTATCTCTATTGTGGACTAGAAGAAAAAGCAGAATCTTGTGCAATTATCAGAGAAGGAATCTGTAATATATACCTTCCAGATGATCCCAAACCTTGGCAAGAAAGTCATGAATTGAAACATTGTCAAGGTTGGAAGCATCCAGATAATAATTGGATCAATTAACCAATTACAATAATAGCACTTTTCTCTTTTAATTTCTTATATACTAATTCAAATAATTTCTCCAGATCTTTCTCTCTAAACCATCCATCTGTAGCAAGCCCGCAATACAATGCTACTATTCCCATTCTTTCCTCAGTACTCGCATTCCCCATCCGCGCCAAATCAGCACTTAGTTTTGGATGATTCAGGAATATTTCCTCTTGCATTTTAATTGCAAGTTCAGGGAACATTACTTTTTCATACGGCATTGGCTATTCCTTTAATCCTTGCAAGAATCTTACTTGCATGACGTGCTTGTGCCATTGCATCATTTAATGCATTATGTGCAATTACAGGTTTTTCATAAGCAATCATTGGATATAAATCTTTTAAAGTCCTGAAGCAACGATCAGCAGTGTAACTGTACGGCTTTTCAATTCTCAATACATCAAAATGATTTGTAAGCAATACATTATCAAAGGTTGCTCCATTGCCCCAAACTGTTGGATTCTTGAATCCTTTAATATAAATTACCAAATCATCGAATACTTCTCGTACTCCTAGCAATCCACTGAATGCTTCTTCTCTTACTGCTGGATTCTGCTGATTCCACCATTTCATGGTGCTTTCATCAGTAGTAAATCCAAGTACAGTGGAATCATGCACTTCAATTCGTTTGTAAAATATATCATCAGAGATTCCAGTATGATCAAATGGAACAATTCCAATACTAAGTATTCCACTTGTGGGCCGCACTCCTACTGTCTCAAGATCAACCATAAGATTATTCATTGTATGAATCGCCTTTCTTCCTCAGTGAGTAAATTGAAATCAACATACTTACCTGCTTTTTCTTCCATTATCTTTCTTCTTGCAAGAAATCCAGTCTTAGTGCTAATTATTTTATCTGCAAGAATTAAGCTACTCAACATATCTTTCATCGTACCCATATCATCTAAATCATTATGTAATTGCCCCCATAACTCCTTAATTGTAATTGGTTCAAATCTTCCTTCTAATATCTGAACCAACTTATGGCTTACATCACTATGTCTTGCTTTTCCAAATTCTCCTAATGCTTTACTCATGGAATGTTCTGCGTGAGTCAAGATTGTATTAGCATACAGTACATCAATTTCTTCTATTGTGTTTCGCAAGGATGCTGCACTCAATACTAAACATAATTTGATTAAATGGGTAAACCTTCTATTCATGTAGCTTTCAAATCGTACATCAACAATTGGTATATGAGTTTGGTATATTGCATTTAGTAGTTTCTCTGCATCAGGACTAGCTACTGCATTACCCTTTGCAACCACTTTAATTGCCTGCAACAATTCAATCATCTTGCTAACAGAAGCCGCGGGTGGAGACACCGGAAATGTAATCTTCTTTCCTGTACTTTCACCATGCACTAATACAATCCTGGAAAATATTCCTTGTCCAATACTCTCTGCTGGAAAAGCTAAACTAAATCCAGTTGGAGTATTACCTGCAATTATACTTATAAATGGATCATCCAATTCCACACTCTTACTATTCTTTACTTTATCTTTAAATGGCCCTTCATGATCCCACAGCTTTCCTAACATACTAAGAAATTCTATATTTCCATTACCTACAAATATATTAAATTCATCTGCTGCAATAAGCATTTCTGGAATATGAGTGGCCGCTGCATCTCCAAATAAATTCTCTTCCATTATTTCATCTACTGTTTTCCTACCTGCTGTATCAAATAATATATTTCTCATTCCAGATAGATCAAGTAAGAATGCTTCTTTCGTAGTTCGGTCTGCTGCAATGGTATTGTATCCTGCCTTTGCAATTAGTCTTTCTGCAATCTTAATCGCAGTACTTTTTCTGGTTCCAGCATTTCCAAGTAACATACAATATAAATTCGGTTTTATATGGAAATGTCCAAATTTAAAACTATAATCTCTGCCAATCCAAGCACCCAAAATAGTCAAGCAGGCCCAACGATGAAATGTCATCGGTGCTTCTGTCTCGCCTATGTACTGGAAATAAGCGGAGATGAAATCCTGTTTGGTATTATCCAAACCGCACTGCTTCCATTTCCATCGTTTCTGCTACGCCTATCTTTACAATTACCAAATCCTCATTCCACATCTCCCCACCTACTAATTCCATCTCGTATTGGTGCGAGTTTGGTAGCGGCAGGGACAGTGAAGGTTCTAGTAATTCCATCGTAACCTTTGATTGTAACAGGAACGAGCATAATCTCGCTAATTCTTGTAGCAATGTGCTCATGTCCGGTGCGCACTTGAAATAGTATTGAATCGTGGATTTGCGCGATGATCTTGATGTTTCTATAGAAAGCTGGATTGATTGCAAGTTCATAAAATACCTTCATGTAAGCGCGATTCAACGTCATCGCATTTAATGATTGAGGAACATGAGCAACATAAGCATTGAGAGACTGTTTAGATTTAGATGGATCACCGAAACAGTATCGTACTAATCCGCGGGCCGGGACAGCTTGGTATGCTATATCATGACTTGCTTTACTAGACAACATCTTAGTAGTAAGTACTTCTGCAACTACTCCAGTATAGAATGTCTTGCGTAATCCAGGATATGCTTTATGAAATTTCTCAAGCAAATATTCACACACTTGTTTCAATGTAAGATACCCTGGAAGTTTCAATAATCTTTTCGCTGCCAATACATATTCCTCTCCCATTGTATCCAGCATTACTCCTGCACCCATCAAATAATTCGCGCCATGATTTACTCTTTTACTCAAATCTCTTAATACTTTATTCAGGACTTTTCTGGTACTGTCCTCGAAGATAGTATCGTAAGGTACACCAAAAAACGCTGAGGCGTTGATGCTATGAAAATCTTTGTCGCCTGTTGTAGCGTCAATAAGATTTTGATCACCTGAGATGTAGGCGGTGTCGCGGCTTTCAGCTTGTTCGAGATCGCATTCTCCAATGCAGAATCCATCATCAGCAACAAGCGTTCGCTTAACAATAGTTCCTCTTGGAATATTATGGATTTGGAGTCCACACCAGAAATGAGACTCTCTACTAGCAAGCCTTCCTGTGTCGGTTCCATGCGGATTAAGAGAATAAAGGATTCGTCCAGTACCTGCGGCTCCTGTGCTGGATTTGTCTCTGAGGTGTCCATAGAATTCTTTTCCTTCAGTGAGATAGGTACTAATAAGCTTTCTTGATTTTCGTACTTCAAGAATCGCTTTAATTATTCTATTATTAATTGGGTGTCTCAATGCTGCTTTCTTTAAATCCTTTTCACCTGATGTTTCCAAATCACCACAGCCTAGAATTTTAAGCAGTGCTTTCATTTGCGGTGGGGAATTGACATTAAAACCCGGTGTGCACACCATTTTTGATATAGCGGTAGATTGTCTCAATACCACTTCTTGCTGCACATCTCTTGCAATTTCTTGTTCTTTCAGGTCAAGTCTTATTCCAGTCATCTCAGCTAAATGACACGGAAACTGCAACGGAAATGTATTTGCATAATTATCTCTTGCCCATTGCGGCGCTTCTGCCATCCAAGCAAGAAATACATTTGCAGTAGCCCAAGTGTCTTTCGCATTATATAAATAATACTGTTGCAGGTCTGAAGTATCTGCAAGGTCTTTCCAATACATACTATCTCGTACAAAAAAACTATTTAGACTTGCTAAATCTTTTGGCAGTTCACTATACCAGCTATGGAAAAATTCGGCAGTGTCCCAGAGGTACCAAGCTGGTGCTGCATTATAAGATTGCAAGTATGCAATGTCATATTTTCCATTTTGGAAGATTTTTGGAATTTCCAAAGCATTGATTCGTCGAATTGCACTAAGATTATAAATAGAATCACAAGGGATAACAAGAGATTCAGAAGTCCAAATGCCACCAATATAAAATAAAGCAGTGTATCCGACACAACGAATTGATGGTGGATTAGAAAATGTTTCAATATCCGTGGCAATCGCTTCAGCCTTAGAAAACCGTTCATACAATGCATCGAAAGTTGATTCATCAAAAATACTCCAATTAAACTTAGTTTCTGGAATCCAGGCCGCTGGATCAATCAGCTTACTTATATATCTCCGGGTCAAAAACTTTCCATAAGGGACTGTGATCAATTGCTCCAATGGAGGAACGAATACGCATTCCATATTTATCACCGGGACGTTGAATAACGAACCGGCGTAATTGTCTATGGAAGGTTTCTTTTTCTTTGTAATCGAGGACTCTATTAATTTCGATAGTAATGCTTGTGAACTGCTGACTATCGCTGTTGCCTTTTTCGCGTGGCATAGTACACCTAATTCAGTAAAAGTAGATGGAGTAGTTAAGGACAATGCGACAGAAGCCGTACCGATACAACTTTTCAATTGTTGTAAGTACGGTCGATCTAATTCAGTACCTAGGAATAGAATTCTAGAATTGGAAATCACTGTCTGCACCTTGTGGAAGAACAGTAAAAATGTTCGTCAACAGGTTCAAACAAAAAATATCTCCGCGTGTAATTACTTCATGCACCATTGTAGAATTGAATAATCTTTTAGAAGGGATTATTTTGATGTACGGTATTCCATCGTACATAAATACATTGGATTTATTAGCCATGATTATTGTTATTCCAAGGTGATAAATCCACTCCATTTTTATCTTTGATTCTCTCACATAATACTTCAGCTAAATCAAATCCATGTAAATTAGCAAGTCTCAATGCTATTGTAAATAAATCAGCAGACATTGATTTCAATAAAACATTATCTTCAGGTCTTAAATTAGGACTATCTCTGTGATCTAATGATTCAAATAGTGATGCTAATTTACCTACAGATTTCATCGCGTGAAGAACTGCATGAGTACTTAGAATATTCGGTACAGTTGTTTCTTCAGCCATTAGAATATTAGCAGAATACGGAATTACCCAAGGCTGATGTATTTGTGCGTGTCTAATTGTAAGACTATCAAATCTTTTCATATTCTTTTTCCTCTTCTTTTGTCATTAAATTATTTTCATAGCGATATGCGTGTACTAATTTAATTTCATCTGGAGTACAAATATTCTTATTAACACACCATTTACGATGGGCCATTAATCTCTTTTCCTCAGGACTATCTAATCCCAATTTCTCTGTGATGGATACTTTAGGCGCCGATGTGAATGCCGGATTTAACAATCCTAAATTTGCTTTCAATAGAAATACTTTCAATCTATTTGAAATCTCAACACTCATTTCTACAACTTCAGGTCGCAAATCTGCATTACATAATGCGATTAGATATTCTATTTCTGCAATAGTAAATGCAGGACGGTATTTGTCATTCATATTGTTTTAGTTTAGTTTCCAGTTCCTCGATGCGCTCGCTGGCGGCGGCGATCATGGCGCGGTAGATGGCCGTTGCCGCAGCGCGAGTTATTCCGTGTCCGAATTGGTACGCTGATTCATGCAGTGCCGCATCTTCCATTGCTGTCGTCGGCTCCCTAGGTACGACCACGCCCTCGCGCTGGCTCAGTGCGTCGGCGGCTTCTTCTGCCAATTCAGGCGAAATGTGATAATGCTGCACACGCCTATCCGCTTCTGCTGCCTCCCGCAACCGCTTCACTAGATCGTTCATGTGCGCTCCGTTGTATTTGTATCAGTTATACATCTAAGAAATAATTGAATGGCTGCAAAGAATTGTAATCAATGCAGCCATTGGGTTATGTCTTAGCTATTGTAAAGCTAGACAATCACTTCCCTTACTAAACGATCACTTTCGTAACGTCGGTGTATGACTGCGTCTTATCCTTATTCTGCCGCACTTTGGTAACAACTTGTACTTCCATTCCATTGGAAGCTTCCATTGTTTCTTTGATGCTCTTAGTACCAGTACTAGCAGACAAGGTTTTCATAATCTCTTTCATCTTACCCTGTCCAAATTCATTGTCCAGCATATACAGAACTGAACTTTCCGTGCCTGCAACCAGTGGCTTATCTTCACCAGCATTCGCCAGTTCCACTGTTTCGATTGCAGTCATTTTCAGTTCCAGTGCCGGATGCTTATTCACTTCTTTACTCTCCCATTTGATTCTTACGCGATGCACACCATTTGGGAATACAGCAAACTCTGGCAGATCAGCCAGATCGTCGATGGAACCTTCGAGCAATGAATCAAGATTTTGAGTTGGATCAGACATAGTTGTCTTAAATACCTTTATAGTTAGATTACATGAATTGATGTTATTTAAATCTACTACTTTACATCTGGTACTTCTGCTGCTTCAACAATGAACCAACCTAAGAGAGGACTTATAATTGTTGCCTCGATTGGTTCAATAAACATTTGAATGTCTACTGAATTCAAATCTACTTCTACTTCACTATCTTGCAATTCTTCTGTCTTTGCAGTGAATTCTTCCATCCTTTCTTGCGATACTTCAATCTTTGATTTATCCTCAGACAATGTTCCATACTCTTTAATCAATGCCTGTCTCTTACGTTCTATATCTTTCATAATTGATTCCAGTTTCTGTATTGCTTTGCCTACTCTGTAAGCAACTGGAAATGCTGGCAACTTCTTTGCACCAAGTTGTTTCAATGCATGGTATGATTCAATTGCTGCTACTGCTGTCATTTTGTGATTCATTTGATTTAACCTCTATCTTCTCTGTGTCCATAACCACCAACTAACGGCCCATGAAATTCCATAATCAGTCCATCTCCTACATTAACTCTGAGACTCTTATGATAAAATCCACCAGTAGATTTATGGCTTGTTTCTTTAAATTCTTTCATTTGAATTTCTAATTTTTTGAATGACTCATAATCTAGATGTATGTATTGAACTACCATTTCAATTCTCCTAATTAATTGATTTAGTTTTTACTACGATCAATGCACCAGTACAGAGAGTACATTTGAATTGATTCAATGAATCAACTGTATAATTTTCTCTTATTGCACGTAAGTAATCATGGATTCTATGATCTTCACTGTAAAATATTTTCTGTTCATGAAGTAGCATTGAATCTAACTCAGCAAAAAGCGCGGTGTTCCTTTTAATTGCTGTTTCATCTTTTGAAATTGCCATGATTCACTTCTCAATTCCAATTAATCTATCTGCAACTAGCTTGGCGTATCCTACAATGTCATGCCATGAATCATGATAATTTGGATCACCGTTCAATATTCTACCAATCTTATGTGCGATCATTTCTAATGCTTCTTTCTGATCTGAAGTAAGTCTGTCCCAATTTTTCGCGGTGTTCATGCAAGACTTGATTGACTGTGTAATGGCTGCATGACCAGTAAACTTACCATACTTCTGTCCTCTTGCAATTAATGTTTCATCAATTGAAGAAGGAATTTCAAATGGAATATCTACTACCTTAGGTGGTATTGATCCACTTCCAATTGCCCACCCAGGAATTTTTGTAGTCCATCCATTTATACAGTCCCATCTTGATTTATCAAGAAAATGGAATGAATGAACATGAATATCTCCAATTGCAATAAATGATTTATCTCGTTGATTTAATTTTGCAATCGGTACTGGCCCATAGTTAATATCCCAATGAAGCCATTCTCCACCTTCTATAGAAGTATATTGATAAGGTAAAAATACGGTACAAGGATTCATTTTCCTACCGCTCCTTTAAGTGAGTTCAATGCAGTTTGTCCTTGATTCTGACTTACTGTTTTCTGTTCAAATATTTCGAATAGACTTGGTTGTATAGCTGATTCAAGTATCGCATCAGTTCTACTTCCTGTGAGGATATTATTACTGAATGTTGTGCTGCTTGATGCTCCGTGCTTTTTGTTTTTAACATCACAGTACACAACGTGGTCAAAGTATTTGGCGGTATTCCTACTCGATTTGGAACTTCCACAAACTGGCACAATTTTCTTTGCTCCATTTTCCATCTCCACTTCTTCTTCATGGCTGATACATACAATATTAAACTTTGCTTGTTGTACCTTACTAAGAAATGCTTCAACTAAGTTCTTTACATGAGCCCATTCATCATAGCCAAATTTGAAATCTATATTCTTACCTTTTCCTACTTGCCCAATTATACTATTAGTCAATTGAGTCAAGCTATCAATCACAACAATGCTGTCAGATCCCAATACGGACAAGCATATCTTAGACTCCGGTTTGGCATCTTTTCTACATAGTGGGCAAGAAACTTTCCCATGCTGCTCGCAGATTGCAATTTCATTTCCTGTGAAAGCCTTGAGCAGCGTTTCAATCGCAATGGGGAAATCTTTTTCATCAGGGATGGAGATGATTTCGATATTGGATTGATAAGCCTTCGGTAATTTAAGTAATGTGGCATATCCATTCTCCAGATCGAACCAGATTAGTTTGTATTTCTTGGCTAGTTCTCCTACTAATTGTGTTTTACCGCTCTTTGGGGCACCATATACAATGATGCGATGTGTTGCTGTAGGTACTTTGTCAGTTAGATTCATTTCAATGCTTCTGTAAGTTCTGCCATAATACCAAAAGTAACAGGAGCATCATCTTCAGTTAAGCCAAACTCCGCGGCCGTATTTTCATGTAATTCAAGACAAGCTTTCCCATCATCTTTATCTACTTCATCTTCTAATGTGATTTTGATTTTCATGGCTTGATTTCCTTATATGTTGTATGTTATAATTTCCCCGCATCAGTACTATAATTCTTACAAGTTCCACCTTGAATACGAATCATGTGATTCCTTGTATGAAACTGCACTGCTTGCACATTTCCATCTACTTTGTATTGACTTGATTCATGACTACATAGATCAAATACAGCAGTATCTCGTTTGTATTTGCATTGGAAACATTCAACACGAGAACCGTCCACGGTTATTTTGACATTCCCCAAGTAACAGCTACAGTAAGTGTAGCACTTGAAAGCCAATACAAAGTTTGTCCCCAGTGAGGAACAAGTGCCCATCGTAATGCTGCGGCAAGGAAACAGAATAATACTATCATGTTGAATAGTTTAGGATCATAAAACCAATTCATATTATTTCCCTACTTCCAATGCTTTCATCAAACTATATGCAATCTTTGCATTAGCTTGTCCGAGGTCAGCAAGTGCTTTTACAATATCTTGTCTTGCATTTG